TTGGTAAACTTTGATTCTTGACTGTTTTCATTATACACAAATAACGTGAAAAAAACAAGTTTATTTGTATATTTTTAAAAGGTCAAGAGCAAAAGCAATCGTCAACCTTGACAATCTCAATCTCAACACAAAGGGCTTTTAATCGCTCGTAAGCCACCACCGGATCGGCTTCAAAATCAACTGGACTAGATCCGGTCATCGGAGCGTCGGACACCGCCCCTAATGGCTCAAAAGCACGGGATTTGTTATTCCAAAAAAACACCCTGTTAATATGTCGCTCTATTGCTTCCGGGGTTTCGAGAAAACAATAAATAAGTCCTGCAACAATAGCCTGTCTGACATCGGTTCTGAATCGCCTTTTATCGAGTTTAATTGTCCATAATTCAGATAGAAGTTCCTCGTCGGTTTCTACATCATACCAAAGGCACTCACAGGAGAATATATGTAGGTCGTTGTCATGAATCTTTGGAGTAGTTTGAAAGCCTTTGGTTTTGAGTTTAGTTGTTTTCATGGTTAATAGTTAATTGATTTTAAGATAGCCAAACCTAGCTCTTTAGCCAACAACGGGGGGACGGCATTACCTATTATTTGTTGGCTTAAAGATTTGGATTCTGGGAATTTGTAATCATCGGGAAAAGTCTGAAGCCGTGCCGACGCAGCTTGACTGATTCGTTTAATTTGACTTCCTTGTACGATATCCGCCCAGTGAGTATGTCGCCCCGATGTCATGGCTCGAATTGTTGGACATGGATCATCTTTTTGGGATGGGGTAAAGTTCTGAATATTAGCGCCCGCACGGGGGATTAACAAGACAGGTGAGTGATAGCTACAGTGATCGGTTAACAAAGTAAAACTCGGATCGTTCCCACCTCTGACCGTAGCTGGTTTATGCCGATTCTTACTAATATCAATCAAGGCTTTTTCTGGTAAATAACCCAATTCATTCAGTCGCTTAATCTGCCAGTCTGCAAGCTCACAATCCTGCATTTCTGGGATTAAATCAGCAATGGCTTGATACCATCCCTTTTTAGGTTTTGGTTCAGGAAAATAGGGGATGGGTTGATCGTTTTTAACCGCCCACATAATTAATCTTTTCCGGTGTTGCGGAACCCCGTGATCCGCCGCGTCTAAAATTAGCCAATGGTAGCGATATCCGTAGCGAATTAAGGATTGTAGAATCTTCTTGAATACAGGTGATTTTGAGTAGCCAGGGACGTTTTCTAAAACTACCCATCGAGGATCAATCGCTGCGATATAACTGCTACAGTACAGCCCCGCGTCCTTGTCTTTGCAATCGCCTAAATTACCCCGTCTAGCGTTTGAATACTGTTGGCACGGGGGACTCATCCAAAGCATGTCAACATAGGGAAGACTGCGGGGGTTTATGTCTCCTGCGCAAGAATTAAATACTTTGGTATTAAGGAAATTTAATCGCGCTACTTCTGCAATTTTAGGATCTCTTTCAATCCCCCAAACAGACTCAAAACCCGCGGCTTCTAAACCCTTGCCAGCACCGCCACAGCCCATAAATAATTCTGCAAAAGTTGGCATTTTATAATCCTCTAAACCAGTCTTGAGTTTTTAGCCAGTTAATCGCATTTACAACGACATCTCCATGACAATCTAATGGCTTGCAGTAACAAGTTAAAATCACGTTATCTAGCCTGCTAATTCTGATTAATTCCGTCATCATTCCGTCTATTGTTCCGTTGTCTCGACATTGTTTTATTGATTGCCATAACAACGCTTTATAGAGTGCAATTACTTCATCCCTTTTGCGGTCATTTGATATCCAATAAGGATTAGATAATGGAGAAGATTTTAACCTCAGTTTGTCGTTATACCTCCCTATATAGATTTTGTCCTCTCCAATAAAACCGTCCCTGTAGCCATTGACAACTTCAGTCATTAGAAGCCATCCTCAACAATCGTTAAGCCACACCCAGGGAGTAGTAAGTCAGGATCGTTTGAAGATTTCAAGCCAACCATTCCAGAAGGAAAACACTCTTTTACAGTGAGGATTACATTGCCAAAATTCTTGTCATTAGTTGTGACGCGATCGCCTTCTTTGAACAAATACTCACCTAACAACATTTGATAACCCCGCACCATCTGAATAAACAATCTTAATTTGTCTGAATTAATAACTTCTTGCTTTCCCCCTATAGCCCATTCGACTCTGATTTTATCCCCTTGGCAAAACACAACTCGCCCGATATAGCGGGGGTCACTTTTTAACTGCACAATGTTGGTTTTTCTGTAGGGGGATGAGTCGGAAACCTCGTCAAATTCAAGGATTTCCACTCTGTTTTTCCCATTAGAAATCTGACAAGTTTGCTTGAGAATATTGAATGATTCAACTCGCCATGCCGAACCTTTTATCAGGATAGATGGGCGGTTTTTGTGGGGGCCTAATTCTACCCACTCACCGATTTTTAAGTCTCTTTCTATTGTCTTGATTGTTGCGGTCATGTTAATCTCCTTTAAATAGTGAGAGTTGAATGATTAAGCGGTTAGTGAACGGGCGGATTCTGGTCTACCATCACGTTTTTTCATCTCCCTGTCCTCATTTAGTAAGGCGATAAACCAACGAACCCCATCGTCTGAGATTCCGTTTAAACAATCAGGATGCGAGAGGATGTATTCCACCAAATGATCATTCCGAATGTAAAAATGTCTTGTGCCTTCAGAGTGATGTTTTAGCCCGTTATTTATCCATCCACGAATCCTTTCTCTTGAAAATCCTAGTCCTATAAAAACTGCCGTGACTCCATACCAACCACTGTTAGGTCTTAGGCTTTGTCCAAGATTTAATAACTTATTTTGAACGGATAATATTGTTCGCTCTTGATAGCCTTTTTTAACAGCTAGTTGATTATATCGAATAACTAATTGGGTGAACGGTAAAGTTTCTGCTAGTGCTATCAAGGTTTCAGTTTCCTCGTGTGTCCATATCCAACTTGATTCCTCTAGGTTGTTTCTAACCTTTGAATATTTGATATCAATAGATGCTTTTGTTCTCCCTAAAATTTCAGCAATCTGTGCATGAGTTTTTTTGCTGTCTTTTAAAAGTAGAAGTTGTTCTATCTCAGCTTCTGTCCATGTGTTCTTGTAATTTTCTAGCATTCTCAAATTCCTTGATAATTAGTGGGTTTCTATCTTGACTAATAAGACCTCGCCATATTCTTAAAATGAGTAAATTGGGAATCAAATAATAACTTAACCGTTCCGGTGGGGCCGTTGCGATGTTTGGCTAAAATTAACTCTGCAACTCCCCCGTCTGAAGTGTTGGGATTATAATAATCATCTCGGTAGATCATCATTACTAAATCCGCATCCTGTTCAATTGAGCCCGATTCTCTCAAATCCGAAAGCATTGGGCGTTTATTGGTGCGAGATTCAACAGAACGACTTAATTGAGATAAGGCAATTACGGGAACGTTTAAATCTTTTGCCATTCCCTTTAATCCCCGTGTAATTCTTGATAATTCCTGTACTCGGTTATCACTACCACCGTCCATTAATTGCAGATAATCTATTAGGATTAATCCCAAATTTCCATCGTTATCGGCTTTCAATTGTTTGGCTTTTCCTCTTATTTCCGAGACTGTAGGGTTTGATGAATCGTCAATATAAATCGGCAATTCTGCTAATTTGCTAATTGCATCTGTTAACGGTTCCCATTCTTCCTGTTGAATATTTCCTGAACGAATGCGGGTGCTTTCGATTTTTGATTCACTCGATAAAAGTCTTTGGACTAATTGACCCCTAGACATTTCCAAACTGAACACCGCAACGGGTAATCCTTTTTTGGCAATCTTATATCCAAAATTCAAAGCCAAGCTCGATTTCCCCATCGCAGGTCTGCCAGCCACGATAATTAAGTCTGTGCGTTGAAAACCTCCAGTCATCGCATCTAAGTCGTAAAATCCAGAGGGAACACCGGGGGGGATTTTACTCTCGCTCCGATCTTCTATCTCCTGAAAGGCATCAATTAGAGTTTCACCAATCGGAATCAAATCTTGTTGACTTTTTCCCTGGGAAATATTGGCAATTTGTTCCTCTGATTTCTGGATAACAGTCTCTAAAGGTTGGCTGGTATCTTCTGCTAGTTTGATAATTTCGTAAGCAGATTCAATCAGGTTTCTTCGGGTTTTTTTGTCTGAGATTAATAGACCATATTGGTCAATATTTACTGCTGAAACCGTGCGCTCTAATAACCGGACGATTGTTAATTGTCCCCCTACACTTTCAAGTAATTTTTGATCGGATAACCACGTTGTGATCGTCATCATGTCCGTGGTTATCCCCTCGGAATGCAGTGCTAAAGCTGCTTTGTAGATTGTTTGATGCGATCGCACACTAAAAGACTTAGGCTCTAATGTTTCTGCAACTCGGCTCATTGCTTCGGGGTCTACTAAGATCCCTCCTAAAACGGCTTCTTCTGCCTCAATATTTTGCATGATTATTGTATTCATTTGGCTCCTAAGTTTTTGCTCATTTTTGTGGCGATCAAATTATTCAGAAATTCTCGGTTTCTTACTTGCTGTTCCTCTGAAATTTGTGGCTTGAGTCCATTGGGCTTGAACTCGATTTGTTCACGGGGGATGATCACGACCGGGCGCTCAAATTCTTTGGGTGATTTTCGGTAGGCTTGCCAGTGGGTCTTAAAATCGAAGTTCAAACCTTGCAGCGTGGCGGTTGGGAGTGATCCAAGATGACTCACGCCCCCAAGTTGAACAATCGCGTACTGAGTGGCATCATCCAGATTATCCAACGAGAGGCGTTTAGAAAGCGTCTCAAGACACTTTGACCAACAGTTAGATACCAATTCACGGTCGGACTCTTTAACGAGTGCTAAAAGGTCTTCTCCCGTGGGACAAACCCGAAATTTAAAAATTGCTTTACGGATTGCTGTTTCAAATTCGTCTGAGGAAAGTTGGCTAGAAAGTTCCTCAAACCAGACTTCGTATTTCAACTCGGTAAAAATCGCGTCTGGAAAGTTCGCCTCTAGGTTGGACACTCCGATCATGAAAGTCTGCATATCAAGCATGGTTTAGGCTCCTTTGGCTTGTGAGTTTTTGCGATCTTGAACCCGTTGGATGATCGCCATTTTTTCCTCAAGTGATAAGTCTTTGGTGCTTCTGACTTGTGTTGAGGCTGTGGTTTTGGCTTTTGCTTTAACCCAGGATTCGGCATCGGCAAGAATTTTTAGCGGCTCGGATTTCCATTTCATCCCTAGCGATGACTTGGCGTGATTAGAGTTGCAATCCTTCCCTCTGTAGTGAGTGCATTTGCTCAGTAACACCCGGTAATATTCCAAAAACTCAGGGTCGGGTTGGCGCTCACCTCTCATGGCCCCGGTTGCCACAATCGCGTTATGGACTTTCATGTTTTCCGATGTTGTGTCTGTTGGCAGAAAGCGGGAATCGAACTCGACCGCCGGGGGATGTTTGATCTCAGGAGTAGGAAGATGGTTTTTAACAGGTGGGTCTTGTTCTAGGCTTTGCTGTGTAGTCAAGTCCTCTGTACCCTCTTGTCCGGGGTCTTCGTTTGAGATTAAAACGGCTTTGACCTGAATCCCCCCCCACTCCGATTCCCCTTGGGGGGTAGGGGGGATCTTTTCTGTTGTCTTTTCTGAAGTCTTTTCTGAAATATCTATATAAGGAATGGGAAATTGGGATTCACCACTCTGGTAAATTGGGATTCCCGATTTACTGACCTCGGAAAAAACAACATCCGGTAAATTGGGATTCCCGATTTCCCGTAAATCGGGATCTACCATTTGGGGTCTAGTTTTCCGAGGGCGGAAACCCATTGCTTTTTGCCTGGGTTCGATACCGGAAATCAACTCATCTACCTTTTCGTGATTCCGAAAATAGAAGGTTAACCCCGATCTCCGGTCAACGTATGAGCAGTAATAATTAGAGCCAAACTCTAACCCGTTGGATTTTGCTTCGTCATACTGGGTTTTTGAGGTGTATCGGACTCCAATTTTGTCAAACGCTGTCCGAAATTCCTCTTTACTAAAAGCCAATTCCTCAACCCAACTATCCCCTGGTTTGTAGTCTTGATGTCCGTTTTGGGGTGACTCTAAGAATTTATAAAAACCTTCTGGATACTTAGCAAAACGGTACTCAAGTTGCATCATGAGAATCGTAGCTACTACGCTCCCCGTTTGCTGTCTAAGTCCTGGGATATAGGGGATAGCTTCTGCAAAAGCGGCTAGAATAGATGGTTTCATACTGCAACCCCTTGACCGTTTACTGGGTTCGTGATATATTCTTTGCGATCGCGCTTCATACCACACACCCCGCAGCGAAATGTTTGTCAAGAGCAGCCTGAGTAAACTCCGTATTGAACTTATAGAGAAGTGTTTGATCTCTCGGTTCAGGACTTGATTTACTCTCTAAAAAACCCTTATCCTTTAAGACTTTTAAAGATTCAATAACCTTATTTCGTTTGAATGTTCCACACAGCGAATCAACGATGTCATTGATTGAAGTGTAGATCCAGGCATCGTGACCCCATTGAGATCGGCATAAAGTCCAATATTCAAATGAAGCTAAAACCTGAGCAGTACAAGCGTCGCCACCGCATATCTGAACGTAATCCGATCTGATGATTGAATAATTTCCGGTGTGATGAATTAACTCTTTCATTCGCGTCTCCCGTCCCCACGTTCTGGGGATTCATCTGTTGTTGGTGTTGTCGCTGCGTATTTGCCATACTCAAGGGTTTGAGTTTTTGGCGGTGGGGTCTTGTTTTCTCCCCTTCCACTTCCTCTGTTGACAAACTCTAATAAGTAGGTTGAGGAAATCATGACGATCAAGGTTGATCCGATTGCAAGTTGAAATAGTTGAAACTTCATTTTTGATTGGCTACGATGGGTTTTACTCTTACTGGGTTTTGGGTTGTTGACTTCTTGCTTTTTGTAGTTAAGTTGGAGTCAATCTTTGAAAGGAAACCAAGGGGGAAGGCTTGAAACTTCGCCCCGGCTTTTGACAAGTAAATAGGTATCTACAATCAGACCGTTTTCGTTTTTATATAGGCAATTTCTCTCGTTTCAATAAATTGTTGGTTTTAACCCTAAAATTTCAACAAAGCTAAATCCGGTTCTGGAAACCCCTTTTGTTCTCGCAGTCCATCAGGGGGTAGCTTCGTTGTTTCTAGGGAGCTAGGGATTTGGTCAGATGGTCTTGCCAAATTCCTTGACTATTGCTATGGTAAACGAAGAATCTTATAATGTCAATATAAGAAAAGATAAAAAAAAGTAACGGTGACACGGATGGAGAAATTATGGTTCCTTATAGTCGGGTCTTGATGATTTCCTGGGATAAGAAGACTGGCGCAGCACTAAGAAAGATTAGAGATGCTACAAAATTATCGCGTCGGCAGTTGGCTGAATTAACCAATGGAACAGTCTCGGAGCCAACGATCATTAAATTAGAGCTTGGAGAAGTTGAGGCTGTGAGTAG